GGGACCATAAAAGAACCCGCAGGAAACACGTAGACAGCACCATAGGACAATGGTGTACCATCTACAGGCCACACAGGCTGAGTGAACAAAATAAAAGTACTACGCACCGATCAGTCGACCAGCGCTGTGTACTAAGGCACTTAAGAGGTCTTAACCAAGACCGAAAGTGAAGTTCCATTAGGTGGGAACGTAAATGTGCCTGGAGCAACAGCCGTAAAATACCAAATACCCATAACTTGGCTGGAGCTAGCTACTACAGTAGCATTGGTCTGGGCGCAACCTCCAGTATAACTAGGAGTACCCACTGTAGTATTGGTGGTATTCAACCACCAAAATTCGTACGTACCGGTGGCTTTGATCTGCATAGTACTAGTAGCCACTCCGGACGCCGTTGCAACATTGGGCATTGTATTCCAATACAAAGCGTTGAATGTGTAGGAGGTTGAACCGGCGTATTGCAAAGAACCGCCTATACTATTATCAGCTCTAGGCTGTGGATCCATCAATTGAATAGTATAGTTCAACCTGATCGTGCCCAAGGCAACGCCACTGACTGTATTGTCAGTGGTAACATAAAATAACCCTAAGTCGTATGTTTTAAGATCTGCATTTCCTAATGGTTGTGCTGGAGCTCTGGTATACAGAATCTTATTCATGACGGACTTACCTATAGCCATCTTCTGAGTTAGGAATGGGGAGAACTGAAGATTGACCTTGTATTGAAGCATGTCCGAAGTAGAGGACGGACCCTGATCAAGTGCATCAGGGTCAAAGGCCATGTATACTGTGCCAGAAGTAGTAGTAGGGCACGAAGTAATATACTCAAGTTCTAACTTCAGAAAGCGATACCTGTCGTACAGTAACGCTATATTAGAAAGCCAAGGGAATGTAGAATTGAGTCCTGGCTGAACCACAATATCCTTCTGCAAAGTAAAACCAGTGGATGTTGTGAGAATAGTACCATAAAACTCAGAATGATTGATAATAACAGGTTTGGAGTTCTGGTTTTTGATACTGATAGGGATGGCTACTTGGGTTACGGGGTTATAGGGGTTTAGAGGCCCGCGGCCTCTATTAAGCCGCCCCTGCGGCCTTTGTTTGCGACCGCGTCTTGGCACGGGTCGGTTGCGAGCAAGTCGTTTTTGTTTTTTCGAGGGTTGCTGTCGTTGATTCATGTTGTTTAGATAAAGAAGAATTTTTCAATGGGGCCCGGGTGTACAACATGTCCAAGTATTGGGGCGAGAAACGGATATCGTCTTCCATAAGACCGATAACATATGGATTAAACATAAGGTAAAAACTGTCCGATACCTTTGTGTAATCATAATGGTTAACCTGATGCGCCCAGGTATAACCAAACATTTCCCTGATGGATCGCTTCAAACTTCTGGAAAGTGGCGTCCACTTGGTTGGTGTCCAGTGAGCAATCTCAGCCACACGACACTTAACATACTTGGAGATTACAGGCCAGCACCGGGCCCAAGAAGCTAAACCCTGTGTAATACTCCAGTTGTAGTGTGCTATAGTGAATTTCTTATTCACCTTCATAGTATCATTTCCCGACAACAACGCACGTTCAATACGGCGGTTAAAAATGACCTCATCGTGGTATATCATGCCGTATTTTGATAAAAAATCAATAGTCTGGTCAAATCGTTCAGTGTAGTCTTTAGCTACTTGACCCAAACCATGTGTGCATTTCTCCTTAGGCTGGACCTTAGCGCCGTCAATATAACAAGCCCAAAAAATGTTACGAAAGCGAGGCAATTGTTTTCGACTAACGAAACAGAGAACATCATCACCAGCAACTATCACTCCGACAGGAACTCCAGCTCTAGCAGCTACAAAACGGGCATATAAATAAACTCGGAGGGAGTTTCCAAGGGTTGTACGGGTTGGATGTCCAGAAAAGGTAGTGCCTTTTATTACACCATTAATCAAGCGGATAAACACACCAGCCCGCTTGTAAGAAATGAAGAACTTGGTGGAAGATGCGACGAGAATCCGCATATATTGGGAATACAACCCGGGTGGCAAGGAAGTAAGATAAGGCAAGACATGAGCAAAGGTTTTCTTAAAGAAATATCCGTCGACACCGTCAATTAGCTCTTGGTACTGGTGGCCGTCATGATTGGAACCGTCCCAAGTAACGGGAATGCTATCCCGAATAGGTCGTCGAACCTGGGCAATACGGTCTGCTGTTTGCTGGGTATTAAGGCCAACTCCGAGCCAAGGCTGTGACATCAAGATGTCTAAATAATATGCATTCATGTATGTGCCTAATACTTTTAGACTTCCACTGGGATTAAAGAGAAAACGAGGCTTAGGGGCATCTAAGTAGGACAACTCGTTTCCCTTCTGCATACACTCTGCAGTCAATTTAATCCCAAAGTTCTCATTAAAGTCCGCCCAATAACGCTGATAGTCTAATCGCTTCTGTGAGTCGTATTTGTTCAAATGTTCCTCCATAGAATAAAAGCGCTGTGTTTGGAGGACTTGGGGTATAATCTCCCGGTCCATAACTCCTTGAGCATAGTGGATAAATTTCCTTTGTAACACTTTATCGGCTCGATGATAATGGCCACACTGACGGACAAAAAGAGCATGTAGAGTGTTAACTACAGTTTTTTTCATCATGCTAGGAGTAGTACGGACAAACTCACTGGTAAATTCAAACCCGCTATGTACAAACTGGGGCACTACAAAGTGAGTTACGATAGCATGGGCAAGATTCAACACTTTGGTAAGAGGTAAGGATATTTTCAAGGACTTGTTGTATGGAGTTCGCAAATCTCGGAGTTGGTCTTCGTTCAAATCTTTCAAGACGATACCCTGAACCACGTCTTTAAACTGGACGTAACGAGCCATTGAAGGGTGACGGGTATATGTTTCGTAATAAGATGAACGTATCTTCCAAGCAACGTGTATGATAACCAACCCGACGCCACCATAGAGACTGCAATAAATAATCCAAAGCGCAGGATATGCAGCCTGGTATGCCCAAGCAACGTAAGGGACGAACCAATGTGGCAACACCAAATAAGACCACAACCCAAGGACAACCATGAAGAAATAATAGTAGGGGAATATTGCATGAAAAACAAACCATCCAGTCAAATACATGCAAAGTTGGAATTCGATTGACTGAACGAATTCCAGACTAGGCAGCTCTACCGTCAGGCGAGCCAACCTCTCCCTAAGGTACCGTTGTCCGGTTGTCTCAAGCGGAGTTTCCGCGAGACGAATACGCTCAGCCTCTTTCTTCTCCTTCTCAATGTAATCAAAGGCGGCGTATGTAGTGTTTCGGATAGCCATCTCATACTGCATATCCGTTACACTAAAAATCTGCAGTTTACTCAACACGTAATTGACGGCAGATTTACGATCGAGGGGTGTGATCTTGGACAGTTTCTTGAAATTGAAGTAGGAAAGAGCTTGGCCATAATACTCCTCATTCTTCATGTAACGACGCGTCATGTCATCCATATTCTCATGGCCTATAGTGAAATCTTCACTGATGCAGAGCTTCTTGTGTACAGAGGTAAGCTCTACGTAGACTAAACGAGCTTGATTGCCTATATCAAAACTCGCTATCTCTTTCCAGAATATGCCATTAACATCAAGTGTGGAAGAAGCGGCATAAGGGGAATAGTCAAACAACGGATGCTCATAATCTTGATTTTCAGATGGCATATTCAGTACCCATAACTCGGTCTTCTTCCCTGTAATACTGGGTACTTTCAATTTCTTTTCATACACACAGTATGAGCCCTCTCCGTCTACAAAGGAATAATGTCCTGGAATCTGGGAATAAGCAGTAAAAACGACATGAGCGACAGTGCGCGGATTATTGTGCAAGTGATTGGTGATTGCACTGCGCACCCCAGGGTAATAGATGGTGTCGATGGCGGTGATATCTGCTCCCTTGGGCAACTCAATGTCTTTGTTCCAGGAATGCTTCTTCTTTGAAGTATATAAGAGCCATTCTTTGGGGAGTACCGAACGCCTCTCCTCATTATAAGCAATATCGTAGGGGAAAATTTCAGGGCGGTAAGCATGAATAGTATACTGCTCGGTAGGCAGCATGTTGACTAATTGGTGGTATTTGGAACCACAGTCTGCAACCAGAGCTGGTTTCTTTGTAGCGGAGCACTCTTGATGACGATAAGCACGGGCAAAAGCAACAACTGTAAGATGATTGACCAGATAACGGAGGCTAGGATGTCCGTAGTGTTGAATGAAATAACCGGCATAAGGGTGAGCTTCGGCATATGATATCTCCTTGGGATAAAGTCTGCGCAATAGACTAAGTCCGACCGGTCCTACTTTGAATTGGAGGTCAATGTTTACTATTTTCCCATGGTCGACCCGCCAAGATTTGCCCGGAAATTTGGCTGTAGAAAAGAGACAATCGGCAAGCTTGTATGCCTTCTCAGGGTCGGTATCGTCACTGGGGTCTGTTACCCAGTACTCATCATCGTCATCAGGTTTGCCGTCCAGGGGGATAAAAGAAGTTGTGTCGAGTTTGTCTTGTTTGTTGACAATTTGCGTTATTTTCTCTGACACTGAAACGGGAGGAACATATACCGGTTTCCACGTTTCACCCTGGGCCCAAACCTTATTCTGATCAGTTTTTACGGCCGTCCACACGCCGTCGCAAACTGCCAGAATCCACTCTCTCTTCCCCGAGTCTGCTACCTTACCTTCGCCATCGAAGGTTTTATTTGGTACGGATAAAATGTCATAAGCGACGGGAGCACCGTTTTTCGCTTTAATGACTCGGGCTATAACTTCCCTGACTACAAGGGAAGCGTCTCCTGGAGTAACTGCTGAACTAGGCCTTGGAGTCTCGACTCTGTTATTCTTGAGTTCTGCCTGGAGGGCAGTAAGCTGGTTTTTTGTAACCAGATGGCGCACTTTTGAGTACGCTTCAAGAAATGAAACAATAGCCGGGTCTTCAAGTTGGCGTGGGAACCAATCGCCATGAGGTGAAGATGTTACAGCGTGTAGGCAGTACGTTCTCCCATCCAAGGAGAAACCGGGGACTAGAACAATAGTCCCTGCGGCTTCATTACCAGTAAACTGGTCTGCGTCAACAAAGGGGATATGATTGAGCTTATAAAAACTACGCGTAGCTGCCAGTGATGGAGACTCTAAAACGCTCTTAACTTCCTTGAAGTTAAAAAGAGCGATCGACTCCCTCATGTAGGGGTCGAAATCCACTAATTGGTATTTCCGTCTCTCTATCAGAGACCAGAGTTTGCAGAGGATCTGTGTGGCCAAAGCATTGGCCTCGTCAGCGTAAAACATGCTGACAATGGTTGCGTATAAAACGCAAGTAGTGGCGTAGAGTGGTGAAGATTGATAGCGAGAGGGACACTCCCGTCTATTAATCTTTAATGTGCACTGACCGGGGGTAACGGTGGGCACATTAGAATAAGTTGTTTTACTAAGTGAAAACGACTTCATATTAAAAGACTAGCAAAG